GCTTCACAAATCTTCTTCTTGTTCACTCGTTTGTCTGTAATCTCCGTCAACTTTGTGGATGGTACATATTCCATGACAATCATCTCATCGTTGGAATATTTTTTGTAGACTCTTGGAACCTTTACCCAGTCAACATCTTTCATACTTTTTCGAAACTTTATGGCGTTGTTAATCTCCTGTTGATAATCTGCTTCACCCAACAGGTACTCGATGGACTCATCAAGAACTGAACCAGAACTGTTGCCCGTATCGATACCCACGCGCTCTAAAAAGTGTACAATGTCGCGTATGGTATCCGTATCCTCTTTCATGATACCCAGGATTCCCGGGCGTTTTAATTTTACAACAACTTTTTGACCGTTTTTGAGTACGGCCATATGAACCTGGCCGATACTCGCAGATTTAAATGGTACAGGGTCAAATTCTTTGAAAATATCGTGATCTACAATGGTATCGAATTCCACGGGAGGGACGTCATCTTGTAATGATTCCAACTCTTTTGTAAATTCTGGTGGATAGAGATCCCCTCTCGTCGAAGCGATTTGACCTAATTTTACAAAGGTTGGTCCAAGTTCGAGGAGTTCCTCTTTTGTCCATTGACCAAGTTCTGATTTATTTTGTACAGTAGCATTCTTCCATAGAAACTTACCAGCAAACTTCCAGGTTTTCAGTTTTCTATTTGGAACTTTGACTGGTACATGTTGAGCAACACATAACATTCTATTGTACACCTATACTTTTTTTCTATAAGTATATCAGAATGAAGATTCACATTGTTGGTGCTGGACCGACAGGTCTGTCTCTTGCGTGGGAGATTTTACAAACTGGTAAACATGATGTTGTTATTTATGATCGAAAGCTGTCGGCGGGTGGTTCATGGTGGGAACCTGACATGACCACACGAGATTTACATGCACATAGAATCGTCTTCGATCGAGCGTTTGTCAACACAAAGTCATTTTTTGAAGAGATGAATATTAAATGGGATGAAATATTCGAACCTGAAACAGATGATGGTGCTTCGAAATACATTTTCAAAAAGTTACACATTCAAGATTATAAAATACTTTCTTGTATCATCGCAAAAGTATATTGGAATCCAAAAAAATATAAAAATGTTTCCATCAAAGATGTTCTCGGAGATGATCTCACTCCTGATGGAAAAAAAATTCTTGAACATCTTCCACTCATTATGGATGGTGTCACATGGGATGTCATGTCTGCCCACGAATTCGTACAAAACCTGAATCATGTGATGTTGTCAAAAAAATACACACAACGTGTCTCTGGTAAAGTCATGTGTGATGCGATGGAAGAAGCTGTCATGAACGCTGGTGCGAATTTTGTATTCGGTACCGAACTTATTGATGTTGAGTACGGAAAGAATTCATTCGTTGCAAAGTTTACGGGTGAACGTGTCATTGACGACGGTCTCCTCTTTTTATGTCTCGATAATAGCCCAGCCCTGAACATACTTGGTATGAACTGGGGACCTGATGCAGACAAGCAACTTCGAAGAAGTACGTATGGCGCCATAAACGTTCTTCTCGATTATGACCAACCAGTGACACTTAAATCGGATTTGGAAATAGCCATCGAAACACGGTGGAATTTACAACCAAAGGTACTCTCGGATGGAAAAACCATTTCATGTGTCATATGTGACTTGGGAGAAGATGTCATGCGTTCCGATCCGGAAACACTCATCGAAGAAGTCATCCGACAATTGAAAGTTCCTAAGCCCATATCTTCCAGAATTGGGTGGGGTGCCGAGTGGAAAGAAAACAAGTGGCACTTTTCACAATCATCTGGTGTGTTGAGTCTTCATGGACAACTTCCATTTTTTGGAAAGTGTTCGAAAGTTGCCATGTGTGGTATGATGTCCCCGCGTGAGACACCGTACTCGAGTATCGAGGCGTCTGTCGAAGTGTCTCGAGCCTTGAGTCATATGTGTTTCGGAACGAGAAAACCACTTCGACCACTTTTGGTTTCGCAAGTTCTTATCTTTACGTTCGTGCTACTTATAGTTTTATTGGTAGTGTATAACATATGAAGTTTGTGGCGAAAGTACATGAACCATTTTACGAACACAATTCAAAAAAGTATATTCGTTTCGTGATTCCCCAAAAAGTGTCTGAAATCATAGGACGCATGCACGCATCAAAAATGCATCTTCTTGCCAACAAGAATATAGATGATCCACTTGATGGCTGTGTACTCACTGTAAAAGTACCATTCCGGTATAGGAGAGTGATGTGTGAGGTCAAAGGAAAACCTGTGCAATCTCTTATACGGGATGATGAAGTGGAAGTTGTGGTGGACTTCAAAGGTGTTTGGAATGTTGAAAATTACTCGGGCTTCTCTTGGATACTCTCGAGTTCCTCATTCTCAATGGGCTGATTGGGGTCATTGGGAAGATCAATCTGTGTCAAACCTCCCTTCTTAAACCCCTGAAATGTCGAAAGCATACCCTGAAGCCTGAATACTTCTTGGGTCAGGTTCTCGATGTTCATCTGAATCTTCTTAATGTTCTCTTCAACGTCGACGACGGGCATTGTATTGTACTCATTTAAAGTTTTTCCCCTTTAAATAAGTATGCTCACTCGAACCGGATATCTTGTAAACGCGGGACCAATCCAAGAAATTAAAAAAGAACTTACGGTAAGACCTGTCGTAAATGGGGACTATGGATTTCCTCCACCGCCTTTCAAGGTTTTCCGATCAGCTAAGAACGGAGTGTGTGTTCCCAGATTCTATGGAACTGATAAACTTGGAGAACCCAAAGAAGATCGAAGACCGGAACCGAGTCGCATCCGAGCTACATTTGCAGGAACATTACGAGACACAACTCACCAAAATGAGGCCTTGTCCGCAGCAATTAAAGCAGGCCACGGCGTCCTTTCTTTACCATGTGGCTATGGCAAAACGACGGTTTCCTTGGCCATAGCATGTAAATTGGGGTACAGAACCATGATTGTTGTACACAAACAATTTTTAGCGGATCAATGGCGTGAGCGTATCCAGCAGTTTTGTCCGGGTGCCACGATCGGTGTTGTTCAACAGGACAAAAAAGAAGTCGAATGCGATTTTGTCATCGCGATGCTCCAGTCCCTGTCACTCAAAGAGTATTCATTCTCAGACTTTGAAAGTATAGGCACTTTAATCGTCGACGAGGCACATCATATATGTGCGAAAGTGTTCAGTCAGTCTCTGTTTAAACTCTGTCCTCGACACATTTACGGACTTTCTGCAACCCCAGAACGCAAAGATGGACTCACGAAAGTTCTTCATTGGTTCATGGGACCCACATTCTTCGCCGTCGAACGTAAAAATCAAGAACAGGTGGAAGTCTTTCCAATCGTGTATGAGTCTCCTAATTATAGAAATCCACCACCATCTATGCGAAATGGGAAAATTTCCATGCCCAACATGATTACGGAATTGGTCGAGGACAGACAGAGGAATAAGATGTTGGTGGAACTCGTCAAGAAAGCTTCAGCTGGAACGAGACAATTATTGGTTCTCAGCGATCGAAGACAACACTGTGAATTTCTTCATCAATGTTTTCCCAAAACATCGGGTCTTTACATGGGTGGTATGAAAGAAGCTGCCCTACAAGAATCGTCGAAAAAGAAAATCATCTTCGCGACGTTCAGTCAGGCCCACGAAGGCCTCGACATTCCCACACTGGATACAGTCATTTTAGCTAGTCCCAAGTCTGACATCACACAGAGTATCGGTCGTATCATGAGAGAAACAAAAGGAAAGAAGAATGATCCACACATTTATGACGTTCATGATCCCTGGTCCATATTCACAGCCATGTATTATAAGCGTTTAAAAGTGTACAGACACGGTGGTTTCAATATACGTGGAAAAGTTGTCGAAGAAAAGTCCGACTTCCCTCAGGGAAAGTGTCTGTTTTTATAATCTAGACAATTATTAAATGTCTGGTGCATTAATACAACTCGTCTCCAAAGGTGTTCAAGACGCGTACATCATAAGTGACGAAGGACATTCATTCTTTAGGACGAAGTTTACGCGACACACAAACTTTTCTCAAGCTCCTAAGTTTATCAAAAATGTTACTGTGACGGATAACTCCATTGTGATTCCCGTATATGGTGACATCATCAACGGTATTTGGCTCGAGGCTGGGTCGAGAGATGCAAACATCGCTTCGAATTTGTTTTACAACTCGACCATTGATCTCTTTATCGGTGGACAAAAGATTGATTCACAACATTATGACTATTATTCTGACATCTGGACCAATTATTTATCAGATACCTACACGAAATCTCGTGAGTTGAACAATAAGACCTCGACGTCGAATCACACGTTCCTTCCTCTCCACTTCTTTTTCTGTGATCACAAGGCGTTTTTACCTCTCATCGCTCTACAGCACCATCAAGTTGAGATACGCGTCACGTTTGATGACGCGAATGTCGCCAGTCTAGATCCATCCGAGAAGAGTGCGAAAGTGTACGGAAACTACATTTACCTGGACAAGGATGAACGCGAAACATTCACAAAACGAAACATGGATCTCATCATCACACAGGTTCAGACGTTCAAGAAAGAAATGACTACTGTCGTGAATAATTTAACCGATCAGGGTGGCTACAATGTGATAGATATTTCTCAATTCAATCATCCCGTGAAATCCATATTTTGGGGTATATCTGCATTAAGTAAAGATTCTGCAAACGATCGTTTCACATTCTTGACTG